AGCGGTAGCCGTAGCCGTCGCCGTGGCCGTCGCCGTCGCCGGAGCCGTAGCCGTAGCCGGAGCCGGAGCCGGAGCCGTAGCCGGAGCCGTAGCCGGAGCCGTAGTCGTCGCCGTAGCCGTAGCCGTAGCCGGAGCCGGAGCCGGAGCCGTAGCCGGAGCCGTCGCCGGAGCCGGTAGGCATCAACGCCAGGAAGCGCGCTATTACTTGCTCATTCTCCATTCCTTGACCGCGTTGATGGATTCGATGGCTTTCTGCTCGCAGGGTATAATCTCGATAACCCCCAGGACCACGATGGACTGGACCGGGACGGAGAACTTGCACTCGCCCGGATTAGTCACGCCGTTGACTGCCAGCTCGGAGAGGGAGGCGGCGCCGCTCCACTTCCAGATACGGCGGCAGTTGGTGAGTTTGACTTCGTTGCCTTCCTTCTCGGCCAGGGTGCCGAAGAAGACGCCGGCGCGGTCTGCGCGGACGATCACTTGCTTGTTGATAAATTCTTTGTGCATAATGTAATATTGTTTGATATGTTGTTTTCTTAAAAAAAGATCGGCTGGCTCGTCCAGCACCTCCCCGCGTCACCACCCTTAACCACGAAACCCGATGGGCCGGGGCGTTGCATCTTACACCGCGATCTTGGTCAGTCTCGCGCAGAGCGCATCGTTGCGCTTGTTGCGCCGGTAGTCATTCTTTACGTTCCGCCACCAGAGCTTCACCTTGTAAAACCGGGGCATACATCTGGGGTATTTAGCTTTCATCTTTGTCAGTTTGATTTTCCAGTCTGCACTCTACCTTGAAAGTGTTAGCAAGGCCCTCGTACAAATCTTCGAGCCTGCGGGACATATAGCTCGTCGGAGGGCACTTGCCTTCAATGGCGAGCATAAGGGCTTCCATCTGTTCCTCGCTGGGCTTCCAATGTTCTTCTTGCTTTTCTTCACTCCAATCCCGCTTGAAAAACATTACTGAACCTTCATTGTCCGAATAGAACACACGAAACTCACGCATATTCGGGATAATGACTTTCACTTCCCGATTCATTTTATTTACCAGAGTTGCCATTCAATTTTGATTTTAACCAGTCAATACATTCCACGGCATTCTCATACCCTTTATCAGCAAAGTCTTTGAGGAATGATATGGAGGTGTTTATCAGTCTTTCTTCGTCCTCGCTGGGCTTCCAAGAAGGCTGAGAAGAATAAACAAGAACAGGATGCGTAATCAGCCATTCTAATACCGCTATTTCGTTTGTGAAATCTGCTCCATCATATTGATTATGTTTATCACGCACATAGTCTAATATCCGTTTGAGACAAATAATTTCTTTCTCACCTAAACTCGGTTGAATGTCTTGTTTTGGCTGCGGACGGAGGGATTTGAGCCAATCTGCAATATCCTTATGTGAATATCTATTACAAATGGCTATTGCAACCTTCAAAAAGGCTTCATCCTCCTCGCTCCACTCGGCGGGCTTCTGCTCTTTCTGCTGTGTATAAGGAAGATTGTGAATATCCCCAAGAAGGTCTCTCCATTCAAGAGGGCAACTTTCATCTTCGAGATATTCGATAATGCGGTTGAGCGTGTATTCTTCTTCTTTCGTGAGAGGGCCGCGCTCTTTCTGCTTTTCGTATGGCAAGTTATATGTGTCATACAGCAGGTCTTTCCAAGATTGCGGGCAACCTTCATCTTCAAGTTGTTCAATTATCCGTTGAAGTGTATATTCTTCCTCCCAATTCTTCTCGTCCTCGCTCTCGGCAAGCTCCGGAATAAGCGCCTCCAACGCAGCTTTGAGCCTCTTGTCGGCCTCGTAGTAGTCCACCTTCTTGCGGACCACCTCTATTGCTTCTTTTCTGTCCATATCGCTTACTTTATTCGTTCTACTTTTACAGACCCGCGATTCGGGTTGTTGCGAAGTTCTTCGATGAGTGTGCCAACGGCATGGCGGCCAGCCCAGAACTCGTCAATCTCTACTACACTTCCATTTTCTTCTCCCCTCAACATCTCCTCCGTGACCACCATCGTCTTCGTGGCGACTACCCTTACTCTGTATTCTTTCATTTCGCTACTCTTTTTTGTCGTGAATGTTGCCGGTGACACGGCTATTTGTGCCAACGGCGAAATTGAGCACCCAATTAAACGGGACGCGGAAAGAATAACCAGCCACATCGGTCAAGATGTCCCCATCGTAAATTTCCTTCCCGTTCGCGTCCTTGACCCCCGTGTACTGACCGACGCTCTCGGGATCGACATCGTAGCCCATCCCGTTCTCGTCCTGGATCATCACCGCGCCCCTATCGTAGCGCTTGTGGATTAAGTCCCCGTACACCCATTCGCCGGTGCAGATGAACTTGCCTCTAAACTTGATCTCGCGCATGGCTATTCTTTCTTTTTCTTTTCCGGTAACGTAACCCCGACCACCAGCTCGCCGTCGCGTTGGAACACGAGGAAAGCGTGGCTCTCGTCAAATATGCACTTGGTGCCAGCTTCGCAGGCGTCAGCGACGTAGTCAACCATCTTGTGCGCCCATGCTCGAACCTCCGATGTTGCCGGAGGAATATGCCTATACTCTTTGTCTCTACGATAGAGGTCTTCGGGGGCGCAGACAGACCACGCTTGGTCTTCCCCTTTGGGCCGACACTCCCACCTCCCTTGAGGCGGAGACGGGAGCTCGGGTAGTATTAAAGCTGTCATACCTAAAAGAGTTTTCCGGTTAATTCCTTGTCAACTTTCGTTTGCTTGTTCTTTCGGATTCTAACGATATTCCGGCGCGATGCCGGCGATCAGTTCAATCTTATACCCGGAGAGCTTCCCCTCCTGGACCACCTCGGTGGCGCCGATGCTTTTGATGATCTGCCGGGCGAGGAAACCGGCAAGCCGGCGCTTGGCTTCCGCCTCCATTCCCTTGTGGTTGTTCCCGAACTTGTTGAAGTCTGACGGGGTGAGAGTATAGTATGCGGAGATGGGTCGCATAAACTCTATCGACTTATTGAGCGCGGACACCTGCGATTCAAGCTCCGCGATCCTCTTTTTGAGCTTCTTTCTTCCAAACATAAAAAGTGGGCTATTTTTGCCGTTAAAACGTGTTGATGATAAATGTACCGGCGACTATCTTCGCGCCTATTCTGCGCCATTTCTCGCGGCGTCACGGAACTTTATCCAGACCTCGCGCTCCGCGGCGTAACCTGGGACGTTCATAAAGGCGTCGATTTTCTTTCGATAGTGATAGACGGTCGCGTGGTCTCGATGAAGTAGCTGGGCGACTACTGCAACAGGCATCCCCTCGTTTAGCATCACTGCAGCGACCATACTCCTTGCGTCTGCAGTGGCTTGCCTCCTGTTTCTTTCTCTTGCGTCAATGCCTGTGAGCGACTTCATCAGCAGCACGAGCGTGTCTGCGCGTTCTCGTTGGCTGTCAGTTACGAATGTTGGTTTATTCTCTGGCATGGCTGATTTCTTTTCTGTAGTCTTGAAAAATCCAATCGCAGATCTTGTTCGCGATCACCTTGACGGATGCTTGTACGCGATCGAACTGCTTGTCTGATAGATCCGGCCCGGCGCCGAAGCGCAGCCGGTGGAAGTCGGACCCTGCCTTGACGATGCTGTCGAGGTACGGGTCGTGTAGCGGTTGGCCGGTTCCGGTCTTCCAGCACTCTCCGTGGAAGTCCTTGGCGTCGGCCGCGAGGAGGTTGCAGAGCCACACGGCGGACATCTCCTTCTGGATCTCGATCGGGAGGTAATTGACGCACTCCTGGATGGCGATCTCGGCGATGTCGGTGTGCGGCATGATGAACTCCTCCAGCTCGTCGGCCTTGTCGATGATGTAATCACTCTGATCAGGGCTGAACGCGGAGAAAAAGTTCGTGAAGAAGAGGTGGTAGCTTTCTTTCATCTTCTTCAGCGCCTTCGACTGCAGGCCGGAGCAGCTCTGGACCCTCACTCTCTTCACGAAAATCTGGTAGGATGCGTCGGCCAAAAAGAAGTACATAATCGGCGAAAGATTATCCTTGTTCCCGACGTACTGACGGTAGCCTCTCCTCTTGAGGAGGGCTTCGTTGATCTCCTTGTTCGTGACCATATCAGAACTCGATTTCGCAGTTGTAATGAGTCACTTCAACAGGGAGCCCCGTCCCATCATACTCGCTCCTCTCGGAGCCAAGCAAGATCCTCTTGACGGTACCATGCTCCTCCTCGAGGCAGATGAGGAGCTCGATGAATTGTTTCTTGTACTCCTTGATGCTCATAGCCTGGTGTGTTAGAGTGAGTTTTCGAGCATGTCGCAGACGGTCTCCAGTGCGGCGTCCGTCTCCGCTTTGTCCGGTTCCTCTCCGGCCCCTCTCCGATATGCAACGAGCTTGCGGAGCGTGCCGCAGATCTTCTGCAGATAGGCGGTCTCCTCGTCGTCCGGGAGCCGGGCGTCTTTCGGGAAGTACTCAAACGTAATGGGCTCGCCGATGATGCGGACCTGATAGAAAACGGCCAGCACGGCTGCGATGGCCAAGATGCCGACGATGGTGAAGACCAGGCCGGCGGCGTTGATAAAAATTTCCATTTCTCAATATTGTTTTTGGTGGTTACTGACCGAACAGGTTTCCGGTCTTCTCGTTGTTGCGGCGCCGGTCCTTTTCTGGGACGTAGCAGCTGTACTGGGCGACCTCTTTGTTGGTCGTGAGGAACTCGGCACGTTCGCCGGTGATTGGATCGGGCCCCTTGCGGATTACCCAAAGAACTCCGGCCTTCCGGAGCTCGTCGACACGCCTGCAGACCGAAGCTCGTTCGATGCCGAGGCATTTGGCCACCTGCATCCGCGTTAGCCCGTCAGGGTTCGGAGAAGAGAGGAGGTCCTGTACCTTCCTCCGCTGTGATCTGATGTTCGGCTTCATGGTGTTATGAAATTACTTTGTGGTTCTTCGTCTGTGCCTATCTCGCGGAAGTACGTCTTGGTGTCGTTGGTCTCGAGCGCAACGCAGAGTTCCTTTGCGCCGTCGCGGTTCTTGCGGAGCCAGAGGTTTATACGGTTCTTAATACCGGCGTCCTCGAGCATCAGCACGATGTCGGAGTCCTGCTCGATGTCTCCGGAGTCGCGGAGATCGAAGAGCTGCGGCGGCCGGCCGTCCTTGGCGGAGTCTCGGTTGAGCTGCGCGAGGAGGACGATAGGGATACCGTACTGTAGCGCGATCTGCTTGAGGTCTCTTGTTATCTGACCAATGGCGAATCGCTTCTCGAGCTTGTCGAGCGTCTTGATGAGCGTAAGGTAGTCGATGAAGACGATGTCGCACCGGCCCCGGATTACGTTGAGGATAATTCGAGAGGTGATCTGCTGCAGCGTCCTGGACTTGTAGTTGATCGTTATCCCAAGGTCCGAGATCTTGCCGGCCGCAGTCTCGAACGAGCGCCAGTCGACACCCTTGATTGGAGATATTGTGTCCGGAGACACGTAGTTGGTCGAGTAGAGGAGCTTCTTTGTGAGCTGTTTGTCAGTCATCTCGAGCGAGAAGATCATCGGCTTGCGTCCGGACTCTGCTGCAGTCTTCGCCATGTGGAGCATGAGCGAAGTCTTGCCGACTGACGGGCGGGCCGCGAGGATAACGAGCTCCCCGGGGGCGAATCCTCCGCGCGTGTATCGGTCGATTGCCGGTATGCCGGACGGCGCTTTGATCGCGCGCCCTTCCTTGACCAGCTCCGTCTGCTCATGCAGCTCTTCGGAAACTCGGTTGATCGACTCGATGAGGCTGATGTCATCGTTGCTGGCAGCGTCGCCCTGTATGCTCTTGACCTCGGTGTCGGCAAAACCGATGATGTCGTCTTCAGATAGGGATGGATTCATGCTGGCGTCGAGCATTTTCAGCGCTGCGTTGTACATTCTCCTTCGCGCCGAAGCGTCCCGGAGAAGCGCTGCGTGTTGCATGGTTGATACGGAACCTCCCGGCTGAATGTTACGCGCAATCACCTCTTGTACGAAAACCCTGCCGACTTTCTGCTTTACGGAGATGAGGTCTATATGTTCGCCGTTGTTGAACATCCGGGCGATGGTGGACCAGATGTTCCTTAACTCCACGCTCGAGAACATGTCCGGCGTTAAGAGTGAGACGAGTTCCGGCTGCGTGTCTGGATTGAATATCGCATCCGCGATCAGCTGCCTCTCGAGCTCTATGCTTTCCGGCGGCCGGAGTGTGTCGCCGAGGACATTTCTTGTGTTGTCTTGCATTATCGTTTATTGTTGGGATCGTCTTTGCTGTTGTAGTAGTTGATCTTCTTCCGCCCCGCCTGCTGCGGTTGAGCGGGCTGCTCGAACTTGATCTCCGGTTCGGAGTAGTCGGGCATGTTGTTGAGGAACGAGGAGAAGTTTTTGATGTAGGATGTGCTCGCGACGCTTTCTTCGAGATAGCGCGTGATGCAGTATGCAATGTGCTCCTCGCTCATGGTCTTGAGGAGTGTCACCAACTTCCGCTTGTCGGAAGAGCTCTTGCCGGTAGCGCGCCCGCTTGTAGGGCACTTGGTCGGGTAGAGCTTGTAGAGCCGTTCTGCGGCCGCCTGCCGCTCCGCTGCGGCGTCCTTTACGGGAGCCTCCTGGGTCTGGTCGTCCGTGCCGAATCCGGGGAGGGTAAATGTCTTCTCTTTTTCTTTTGTTCTATTTTCTTTATTCTCTTCTAAATTCTTCTTTTCTTCTTCATTATAATTGCATGTTGTTTGTTTGTTAGCTGGCGTGTTGACTGTGTGTTGCTGTGTGTCGTCGTCGCCCTGGTAACTCTCATAGTTACAGATGGTTATCTTTGTCCAATGGTTTGTTGTTTGTGTGTTGATTTGCGTGTTGTTTGTAAGTTGCTTCAAACAAGTGCGAATCTGCTGGATAGATAATCCTGTCTCCTTTGAGAGCTCCGAAAGAGACGTGACAAGCGATCCTCTTTCGGCCTTGATGCCCCTGCTTACGCCGTCCTCCCAGTTGGCGGAAACGAGGAGATGAATCCATAAAGTGACCATCTCCGGTTTACCGTACCATTCCCAGCTCGTGATCTTGCGGAAGACCTTGATGAATCCGTTTGCCATTATGCGTCACATTTTGATTAAATGGTCCGCGACCGCGTCCTAAACCCTTGCGGGAATGTGACGACCAGGGCGCGGCCGGCGGACCGTGAGTGAAGTAGATGTCCTATGCAGTGTCCCGGTCGTCACCCGTGGACTGCGACATTGTAGAGCGTGCTGACTTCTCGTGGACTACCATCGAGAAGCCGTTGTCGAGGCGGACGTGGTAGTTGTGTCCTTCCACACTTTCTACGACGCCTTCCTCGTCGCGGTTTATTCCGCGCCAGGAGATACTGTCCCCTTCCTTGAACATAGCTTCGACCATTTCTTTGCGAGGAGGTCCGCGCGGCGCCTGTCGTTCTTCTCTTTGAGGGACACCCCGGGGGATGCCGAGAACGACTTCAGTAGCGAGACCGCCGTGGCGAGATCGGAGTTGGAGACCGGTATCATCGTCAAGGCTTGAAGAAACCCTGGAAGCGGATGGTCCGGTCGAGGTACTCCGGAGACTTGATGAGGCCGTCGCCCTTGCCGATGAGCGTCTCTGCGCCATCCTCGTCGAGGACCACCTTGGAGTCCACGGCCGTGGGAACCTTGAAGCATACGCGCACCTGGAAGTTGACCTTGGCGTCGCCGGTGATCACCTTGGCGGAAGCGCGCTGCGTCGCGGCGAGCACGCGGTAGCCGATGGAGCGGCCCTTCTGCAGGATCATCTTGAGGTTCTCCTCGAGCGACTTGTCGCGACCGACGAGCACTTTCTGCAGCTTCGGCCGTCCGTCCCTGTACACCCCGACCTCCTGCGTTTCGTACCGGTCGAGCTCCTTCCCGGAGCGCGCCGTTGCGACCGCGTCGGCGAACTCGTCAAAGACGATCAGCGTGTGCCCGATGAAACTGCCCTTCGCGGCCTGCATTTCCGCCACAATTCCGGCCATTCGGGCTTCGATGGCATCAATGTCCGTCACCACCTCATAGGTGTCTGAAAACGCCCCAAATTCGTTCTTCGGGTCGAAGATGATGATCCGGACGCCGAGCATCTTCGCGTAGGCGATGGTCGATTTGATGAGGACGGACTTGCCGGAGCCCGTTCCGCCGCAGTTAAGCATGTGCGGCGTTGCGTTGTTGTCGAGGTCCCAGACGACGAGGTTGCCGAAGTTGTCTATGCCGAGCGGGATCTTCTTGTCGACGAGGTATTTCTCGTCCCAGATGCAGTCCTTCTCCCGTGGGTGGCTTCGGTCGACGGTCAGGTAAGCCTTCCCGTCGAACACGGAGAGCGTGTCGGGGATGCGGACGTAGTCGACGTTCAGCGCTTTCGCTATGTCGAGCGAGTAGCGCTTGATGTCGCCGATCTTGACGCCGGCGGAGACCTCGAGGAGGTAGGTGGTCGAGGAGAAGCCCTCGATCTCCTTGCAGACCTGCACGGGCTTGCCGAACGTTCGCAGCGTGTGTTCTATGCGTTCTGCGTTGGTCATATCCTTTGTTGAGTAGTCGAATTGGATGAATGAGGCCGCCTTCTTGCGGAAGGCGGTGATCACCTTCGGGTTGATCATCTGCAGCGAGGAGTCGCGCACCTTCTTGAGGCGCTTGGCCACACGCTCGCGTCTTCCCTCCGGGATGTTGGGGAACTCGTCCACCTCCGCGATCATCGTCCGCGTCCAGAAGTTGTAGAGCTCTCCCTTGTCGGTGAGGTTGTCGGCGTCGTTGATGGTGTAGACGTAGTCGGGGTCGCCGACGGCCTGGATCATACGCCGCAGGTTGTCGTAGAGCATCGC